TTTTCAACGAACAAATCGCCAAAGGGGTGATTTTCAAGGTTTACAATGTAATCGTGTTTTGACATTGGGCGAATCCAGCGGTGTCGATCGTGTTCGCCCCAGCACTGCCAGTCGATTTCATATGACGAAACAGTGCATGGCAAAGTAATTGGCAGGCAGCACCAATAAATATCTAGGATGTCGCGATTAGCTTGGAGAATGCGGTGCATAAACTCCTCGCTATGAGTATAGTTGGCTTCATTGTCCATTATTTGGACGCCAATCTTTATTGGCAGTTTTCGATTTCTGACATAATCGCAAACAAGATTCAAGAGAACGCCGCTGTCCTTGCCGCCAGAAAAAGAGACGTAAACGCGGCTGAAATGCTCAAAAATAAAATCCAAGCGCTCAATAGCGGCTTGGTAGACGTTTATGTCTAAATAGGTTTTCATATTCCCTTGGGCAAAAACTCTAAGGTTACGTCTTCTATTTTTAGAATCTCACAATTTTTGTATGATTGATTGAATCTTGCTCTTAAATCGTTTTCATTGGCAAATTGGGTTGTGTTGACAACGCAAGGGCCCCAAGGGCGTTGGTAGGTGATTCGATAGATAGGATTCATCTGTGGTGCCGGAGTGGCCCTGCAACCCTAGCGCAACCCGGTAGACTGCGCAAGTATCCGCTAGGACTCGTGCCATTATCACACCCGCTTGCCGTCCAGCTCACGCCAGAGCAGATGGCATGGCTTGACGCCCGCCGCGTTGCCGGCCTGTCTCGTAGCGCTGTGCTCAGGCTTGTGGTCGAGCAGGCCATGCGCCTTGACAAGCAAGGCCTGTTGCCAGCTACCGGCCCGAGGGGTCTATGACCAGTGACCTACTCGGGCAGCTAGCAGCGCTGCCACGCCACTGGTCCTATGTGGCAGTTGATGGCCAGAAACGGCCGTATATGGACAACTGGCAGAAGAACTTCATCACCCGCATCCAACTCGGCAAGGAACTGCAGTCCGGTCGTGCCAAGGCGATCGGCGTTTGCTGCGGCACGCCCAGCGGTGGCCTGCTGTTCGTGGACCACGACGGCAAATCCGCATCGCGGTTGTTTGACGACTGGGGCATCCCGGTCAGCTCGTTGCCGCCGTCATGGACCGTAACCTCCGGTCGCGACGGGCGGTTTCAGATCATTTACCAAGTGCCTGAGCACTATTGGGCAGACATCCGCACCCGCAAATACAAGACCGGCGTAACCGATACCGAAGGCAAGCCTGAGCAGGTCGAGTTGCGCTGGGATGGCTGCCAGTCCATTGTTGCCGGCGCGCACCCGTTGACCAGTGGCTATAGCTGGGTGCCAGGGCGGTCGCCAACAGACGTAGACATTGCCGAAGCACCGGCAGACCTGATAGCCCGAATGCTGCGGCAGCCAGTGCAGGCGCCGTTGCCGCTGGTCAGTGGCGGCAGTGATGACACGGCGCGAGCTCGGTCGTTTCTCGAGGTGTTGCAGCCCAGCCGCGCTGATGACTATGACCAGTGGCTCGAGGTGGGCATGGCGCTCCATAGCGTCGATGATGCCCTGCTGGCGGATTGGATCAACTGGTCGTCGCAGTCTTCCAAGTTCAAGCCAGGTGACTGCGAGCACAAGTGGCGCGGGTTCAAGTCCGGCGGTGGTATCACCCTTGGCACCCTTGGCCAACTGGCCAAGCAGGACGGTTGGCGTGGCCGGCAGCAGCAAGAGCCAGTCCGTCGCGAGCGACCTGCAGGCAAGCAACCGCCGTCAGCGGTGAACCCGCAGCTTCAGCCGATGAATGCTGCAGAGCTGCTCAACCTATTGCGCCATGGTGATAGCAGCTACAGGTACAACACGTTCACCCAACGGATCGAGGTAGACGGCGCACCCATCGAAGGCGCGGAACGCTTTTATCTCACGCTGGCCGAGATGGGGTACAAGGTATCCAAAGAAGTAGCCCTCGACTGCATCGTGCAGGTGGCCAATGAGTCGCCCTATGACCCGGTCGTCGAATACCTTGATCGCGTCGCAGCCACTGTGGCACCTGCCTACATCGAGGCCCTGTCAACCGGATACCTGCGACCCGGTGACACGCCTGGCACCATCTACGACGAGATGCTCAAGCGCACGCTGATCGGCGCTGTTGCCCGTGCCTACAACCCTGGCTGCAAGCACGACTCGGCCTGCGTGATCATGGGTGATCAGGGCGCCTACAAGTCATCGTTCTGGGCGTGCCTCGGCCATGACTTCTTCAGCGATGCCCTTGGCGACATCAGCACCAAAGACGATCTCATGGTGCTGCATCGGTCATGGATCATGGAGTGGGCAGAGCTGGACCATGTGACTAATCGTAAGCACGCAGGGCAGGTCAAGGCCTTTCTATCGCAGGCGGTTGATATGTTCCGCGTGCCATATGGCAAGGCTACTGAGGCATTCCCAAGGCGCGGCATTATCGTCGGCACCACTAACCGCACCACTGGCTTTTTGGTGGACGAAACTGGTAACCGTCGCTTCTGGGTGATCCCTACAACTAAGACGCAGTCGGATCAAATTGACACCGCAACGCTATTGCTAGAACGCGATGCAATATGGTCTGCCGCTGTTGCTGCGTACCGTGCAGGTGAGACCAGTCGGTTGCCTGCCGAGCATGAACGACAGCTTGCCGAGGAGAACGAATCCTACGTCGTTGATAACCCTTGGCAGGCAGAAATTGAAGACTGGTTGCGTAGACACGGCGAGATTGATTTGACCACTGAAAGGTTGCTCACTGAGGCCATCAAGAAGCCCGTAGAACGGCAGACCAAGGCGGACCAGATGCAGGTTGCGGACGTGCTCAAGCGGCTTGGGTTCAAGCGGTACCGCAGCGGCAAAGGGTCAACCAGGGCCTATGTGTACCGCCGTTAGTACCCCACCTAGGTAGGACGGGTACCCCACCTATGGATTGCTCAGATCCACTGCGCTGCAACGGATCTGGAGCAGGTACCCCACCTGACTCGCGTCCCACCTCGGTCTGAAACTTCCCTACGTTCCCCTACGCGTCTCTCTATTCCTTTATTTGTTTTGATATAGGTGGGGTTAGGTAGGGTACGTGGGGAACCGCCAGTGCTGGACTGGGTTTTGCGGTACCCCACCTCCGTCCCACCTTGCTTTTAGGTGGGGCACCCCCTTATGGTGCCTGCCATGAAGGAAGTCAAAGTTCGGTTTGAGCCTGCGGATCTGGTGGCGCTCGACCAAGCAGCAGCGGCGGCAGGTGTCAGCCGGTCGGAGTTGATCCGCAGTCGGGCGCTTGTGTCGGATTGCAAAGGTGGCCTTACCGTTGCTGGTTATCACCGCTTAGTGTCAGATGCGCTCGCCAGTGTCCGTGGTGACATCCCACGTCGATTGGTTGAGCAGCTTGTTGCATTCACCCTCACATGGAACTCATCAACATCGCAGCCAAACAGCAACCCGTGATCAACCGGCTCCATGACGCCATGGAGCACGCGCTGGCGTATGCTGCTGCGATCCGCGACAATGCCCAAGACGATCGGCAGCCCATCCCTGCTGAACTGGTCGCGTCATTTGCAGCCGACTACAACCGGCTGGTTTCAATCCTCACCGAAGCTGCATCATGAAACTCATCACCACACAGGCTGATCTCAGCCATGCGCTGCGCACCATTGCCCCGGCCATCAGCACCAGCAACAGCCATCCGATCCTGTCCTGCTGCTTGGTAGCTGCCAGCGGCGGCACCATGACCGTGACCGGCTTCAACTTGGACCTAGGCATCACGGTCACCGTTCCCGCAGCCGTAGACACACCCGGCACCGTGGCGTTGCCGTATCGGCTGCTGGCTGGCCTTGTGAGCCGCATGGACGACGGCGAGCCTGTGACGCTGTCAGACGGCGCTGTGACGGCCTCCAGCGGCTCCTACGGCCTTGCTGTGCAGGATGCGGCTGACTACCCGGCATTGCCCGCTGTAGAGGCTCCTGGCGCTGAGCTGGACCTTACCGCTGGCGTGCGTGCCTGCATGGCAGCCGTCAGCACTGACGCCAGCAAGCAGATCCTGCAGGGCATTCACCTCGCCGCTGGGTTCATGGAGTCCACCGACGGCCATCGGCTCATGCGCGTCCCCGTGGCATTGCCCGATGGTATTGATCTGGTGCTGCCAGCAACGACCATGAAGCTGCTGCAGGATCGGATGGTGACAGTGGCTGCAGCCAAGGGGCAGGCGGTCATCGACGCCGGTGATGGCATCGTCATGTACAGCCGCATCCTCGATGGCACCTATCCCAACGTGGCAGCGCTGATCCCCACCAGCTTCGAGCACGCCATGACCATGGACCGGCACCGGTTTACCCGATGCCTAGAGCGCGTCGCATTGATCGCTGAGGCTCACAACAATGCCGTCAAACTCACGGCCAAGGGTGGTGCGCTCACCATCACCGCTGAAGCCGATGCCAACAACGGCAAGGAGCTGATCACCTTCGAGGGCTCCGCCACTGGGTCATGGGCGTTCAACGTGCACTACCTGCTCGATGGCCTGAAGGCTATGCGATCGGCGGAGACTGTTACACTGTCAGCCAACAGCGCAACAACCCCAGTGGTGTTGACGCCGACTAGCATGACAGAGCAGACATACCTCATCATGCCAATTCAAATCCGGGAGTAATACAATGGCGCGCAAGTGCAACAATACAGAATCAGAACAGCGCACAAACGCTGTTTATGATTTGCTCTTGCGCGCTCATAGCAGAAAGCAGATCATTCAGTTTGCCGCAGAAAATTGGGGGGTTGGTGAACGTCAAACTGATGCTTATATTGCCCGCGCTCGTGAGATTTTGTCTGCTGATGCCAAGCTGGAGCGATCCCAGTGGCTAGAGGGTGCAATTGCACGAGCGATGGAGTACGAACGCCGTGCCGCCGAAAAGGATCAGCTCAACACGGCGCTGATTGCACTGGACAAGCAGGCCAGGCTGCTGCGGTTTGAAATGTCATGAGCCTGCTGGCAGGCATTTGCGAGGACGTTCCGCTGCTGTCGTTTTTGCAGCAGCAGACGCCAGAGGACACCGCTGCCCTGATCACCCGCATCCGCAGCGACCTGCACCCTGGGCAGCTTGCGTTTGTGGATGACACCGCAACGCAGATCATTGGCATCAGTGCGGGCTATGGCGCTGGCAAGACCCGAGCGCTGTGCGCCAAAGCGGTGATGCTGGCCGCGGCCAATCAAGGCTTTATCGGTGCCGTGATGGAGCCCACAGGTCCTTTGATCCGGGACATCTGGCAGACGGACTTTGACGACTTCCTTGATGCCTATGGCATCCCGTACACGTTCAGGGCTAGCCCGCTGCCGGAGTACATGCTGCACCTGCCGGGCGGTGACACCAAGATCCTGTGCCGCAGCTTTGAGAACTGGTCGCGCATCATCGGCCTGAACCTTGCATGGGTGCTCGCTGATGAGATCGACACGGTGACGCCCACCATTGCCAACAAGGCGTTCCCAAAGATCCTTGGCCGACTCCGCTCCGGCAATGTCCGGCAGTTTGGTGCTGCATCGACGCCCGAGGGGTTCCGATGGATGTGGAACACGTTCGGCAGCGACGAAGCAAAGCAGCGCGTTGATCGGAAGCTGATCAAGATGCGCACGGCGGACAACCCACACCTGCCGCCGGACTTCATCGAGCGGCTAGAAGCCAACTACGACCCCAGTTTGCTGCGGGCGTACCTTGACGGCGAGTTCGTCAACCTGACGACCGGGCAGGTGTATGACCGGTTTGACCGGGCGAAGCACGTCACCACCGCCGTGCTCGACATCAGCAGGGAACCGCTGCGCATTGGCGTGGACTTCAACGTCGGCAACATGTCTGCGGTCATCGCTGTCCGGCTTGGCAGTGGCCTGCTAGTCATCGATGAGATTGCAGGTGCGCATGACACCGACGCCTTGGCGCAGGAGATCCGCAGGCGGCACCCGCAGCAGCAGATCTACGTCTACCCAGACGCGAGCGGCGGCAGCCGCAGCACCAACGCGAGTCAGACCGACATCCAGATCCTTGAGTCCTACGGCATGTCGAACCAGTCACCACGAAGCAACCCGCCAGTCCGTGATCGAGTGGCGGCCGTGCAGGCATTGCTGGAGAACGGCAAGGGGCAGGTCCGGTTGCAGGTGGCCGAGCACTGTAAACGGGTGATCGAGTGCCTGGAGCTTCAGTGCTACAGCGACAAGGGCGAGCCGGACAAGGACGCAGGGTTCGACCACATGAACGACGCGCTCGGGTACCTGGTCTGGCGTGAGTTCAACCCGCTGCACGCTGGCGCTGGCCGCGGCACTGGGGTGAGGCTTTATTAACAAGTGCAACGGGGGTTGACCAAGGCGGCATAGGGTGCCATACTTAGGTCATCGGAGGCGAACGGTCCTCCACTCGGCAGCCCAGAGGCTGCGCTGAACATGGAAGCTCTCCTCCTCGAGCTGGATCAACTGAACGATCAGGCCGACAACCTGATGGAGCCTGAGCAGTTCGATCAGTGGTGGGCTGTTACTCAGCGCCGCATCGAAGTCATCCGACTGCTGGATGCCGACTGAGCCCTTCGGGGCTCCACTCACCTACCACTACCATCCCAACCATGACCACCAACACCATGATCAACCGCATCGCATCCCTGGTCCTTCTGTTCATGATCTACGCCGTTGGCGTCAGCATGGGCCGTGATCAGGTCGTACAAGCCCATCACAACCATCCCGCCTGTCATCAGGGACTGAAGCCGTAAACTGACACCATTGTCACTAGCTAGCGGTCGTGTACACAGGCTTCAACGCATACGACCGGCCGCTAGCACAGCGCACCGTCACCAAGGTCAACGACCCGAACACGACCTGGTTTGCGCAAGAGCCACACTGGATCCTGATCGAGGATCTGCTGCAGGGCACCTACGGGATGCGCAAGAAGCATCGCCGCTACCTGCCGCAAGAGCCAAGGGAGCAGGATGAAAGTTACGACAACCGCCTAGCCCGTAGCGTCTGCCCGCCGTATTACATCCGCCTCGAGCGGATGCTGGCTGGCATGTTGACCCGTAAGCCCGTGCGGTTGGATGACACCGCTGACGTGATCCGTGAGCAACTATTCGATGTCGACCTACAAGGCAATGACCTCAACGTCTGGACCTATGAAGCAGCACGAAAGATGGTCCGTTATGGCCACGTTGGCACACTTGTGGATGCACCTGCTACTGGAGGTAGACCCTACTGGGTGACCTACACGCCGCGGCAGATCCTTGGATGGCGCACCGAGACGCAAGAGGGCAAGCAGGTACTGACACAACTACGCCTAGCCGAAGTGGTCACCGTGCCTGATGGCGAGTTTGGCGAGAAGGCTGTCGAGCAGATCCGGGTGCTGACGCCTGGCAAGTACCGGATCCACCGCAAACAAGACAACGGCGACTTTACTGTCGTCGATGAGGGTCGCACCAGCCTGAGCGAGATCCCGTTCACGATCGCCTACGCCCAGCGCCATGCGTTCATGGAGTCGCGGCCGCCGCTTGAGGACATCGCCGAGCTGAACCTGAAGACCTACCAAGTGCAGTCCGATCTGGACAACCAGCTTCACATCTCAGCAGTGCCGATGCTGGCGTTCTACGGGTTCCCGTCTAGCGCTGAGGAGGTATCAGCAGGACCCGGCGAGGCGATTGCATTCCCGGCTGAAGGACGCGCCGAGTACATCGAACCAGCAGGCAAGAGCTTTGAGTCGCAGTTCCGCAGGCTTGAGCAGCTTGCGATGCAGATCAACGAGTTGGGCCTGTCAGCAGTGCTAGGTCAGAAGCTGAGCGCCGAGACCGCCGAGGCAAAGCGCATCGACCGCAGCCAAGGCGACAGCACCATGATGGTGATCGCGCAGAACATGCAGGACATGATCGACAACTGCCTGCAGTGGCACGCCACCTACCTAGGCAATGCCGCAGCCGCAGGCAGCAGCTACGTCAACCGCGACTTCCTCGGCGCACGCCTTGAGCCCGCAGACATCAACAGCCTCCGGGATCTGTATGTGGCAGGCGTCATCAGCCAAGAGACCTTGCTGCGTGAGCTAGCCGAAGGCGATGTGCTGGGCGATAACTTTGATGTGGATGAAGAGCTGGAGGCGACCTCTAATGCGGGCCTTGATCTACAGTCTGCTGGACCGGCTGACAGACTGGCTAGTGGATCTGATGATATGGATGGAGCCGAAGAAGCCGAGGAAACAGGAACTGGACTATACGATATGCAACCTTCCTGATGAGATCCTGGCTGTCATCCGTCTGACCTGGTACAAGGATGGCAAGGCTGATGAGGTAGACGAGCTGCGCATCATGGAAGACGGCCAGAACGGTTACGACGCCTTCGCTGCAGCGGTCCAGGGTGCATTGAACCGGGGCGCTAATGTCAGCATCAGGTCGCAGTACAGGCCCGAGCATCTTGGCATCATTTCATGAGCACACCAGAAGCGCTATACCGCAACGCAATTGACCTGAACCGCTACAGCAACAGCGTTGCGCGGCGCATCATCAATGCCTACAACGACATCATCATTGACGCTGTCAACCAACTGCGCACCATTGATGAGTTGGCAGCACCGGTCAAGGCGGCACGGTTGCGGGCGATCCTGGCGCAACTGAAGGACAGCCTCGGTACCTGGGCAGGTGATGCGACCGAGCTAACGGCGACTGAGCTGCAAGGCATCGCGCAGTTGCAGTCTGAGTTTGTCACCGACCAGTTGCGGCGTGCGCTGCCTGCTGGTGCTCGGGATGCGGTGCGCACGGTTGAGATCAGCCCGCAGTTTGCGCAGAGCGTGGTCACGACCGATCCGACGCAACTCAATGTGGTCGCGCTGTCGGATGACCTGTTCAAGTCGGTCTATGGCGCAGAGGCCCTAGCGCAGCAGGCTGGTACTGGCACCTTCAGCCTCACCGCGGCCAAGGGTGCAACGATCACGCTACCCAATGGCGAGGTGATCAGCAAAGCCTTCAGGGGCATTGCGGTGGATCAGGCTGAGCGGTTCTCGCAGGTGGTCCGGCAGGGGCTGCTGACTGGTGAGCCGACGCCTGCCATTGCTAAGCGGCTGATCGGCAGTTTGCAGTTCGGCGAGGAGGGCAAGACCGTCAGGCAACTGGTGGCCGCAGGCGGGCAAGCCACAGCAGTAGCGGACAACCAAGTGGTGGCCCTCGTTCGCACGAGCATCAACCAGGTGGCCAACACCGCCAGCCAACAGGTGTATGAGGCCAACCCAGACATCACCAGCAAGTATCGCTACGTCGCCACGCTTGACACCAGGACCAGCGCGATATGCCGGGCGCTTGATGGGAAGGAGTTCCCATACGGCAAAGGACCGACACCGCCGCAGCATTTCAACTGCCGCAGCACAACAGTGCCGGTGATCGACTACGAGGGCCTTGGGTTCACACCACCACCAGAAGGCACCCGCGCAAGCGCTGGCGGGCAGGTGCCGGCTGACACCACCTACGGCGAGTGGTTAGCTAAGCAGCCGCTGGCGGTCAAGGCAAAGGCCCTCGGCGCTGGCAAGGTGGCCTACTTTGACAAGCTGTCCGAGAAGTACGGCCCTAGCGCAGCGATCACGAAACTCGTCCGCGATGATGGGTCAGAGCTAACCTTAGATCAGTTGCGCGCTAGGTACGGTGCCGTTAAAGAAAGGTAGCTCCCAGAAGACCATCTCGGCCAACATCAAAACCGAGATGAAGGCCGGCAAGCCGCAAAAGCAAGCCATCGCCATTGCCCTCTCCAAAGCCGGCAAAGCCCGTAAACCCAAAGGTAAAAAGTGATGCCTAAGTACACCGGACCAGCCAAGCCTCAAAAGCCCATGCCCAAGAAAGGCGGCAAGAAGAAATGAAACGCGGCGACCGGGTTAGCTGGAATTACCAAGGCACGCGCACCTTTGGCGTGATCACCAGCATTGGCGGCGAGCGGGAGACCATACCAACGCAAGGCGGTGGCAGTGTCACCCGCGTCGGCAGCATGGACGATCCGATCGTGCGGATCAAATCCGAGTCAACCGGCAACGCGGTCATCAAAAAGCGGTCAGAGCTGAAACCTGCACCACGGCGATGATCACCTACCGCGGCGAGCAGTTCGAGGGTTACAACAAACCCAAGCGGACACCAGGGCACCCGACTAAGTCCCATGTGGTGCTCGCCAAGGAAGGTGAGACCGTCAAGCTGATTAGGTTCGGTCAGCAGGGCGTCAGCGGTAGCCCACCGCGTGAAGGCGAATCAGCCGCGGCCAAGGCTAGGCGAGAATCGTTCAAGGCAAGGCACGCCAGTAACATTGCCCGCGGGAAGATGTCCCCGGCTTACTGGGCGGATAAGGTGAAGTGGTAGCTGATTCTTGCTGGTGAATCCAGTCCTTCAGCTCTGACACATACCCCCGCAGCTCATGTGCTTTGGCCGCGTGCCAGCCGTTGCCGGTGCTGCGGTACAGGTGCTCATGGCGGTCGATGGCATTAAGGCACGCCTTGATCAACGGGTTCCACGGTTCACGGATTGGTGTGTCCCATTCCCGTGCCATTGCCGTCTAGCTGATACGATGGCAGCGTACTTAACCCTGCGGGTTATTCATGTCGGATGAAACACAAACCCAGGAGCCTGCGGCGACTGAGGATTTGCAACGAAGCGTTGAAGCATTAGAACGCAAGAACAAAGAACTGATTGCTGAACTACGCGCTGCAAAGAAAGGGCCTGCTGTTCCTGATGGCGTAGATGTCAATGAACTGCTGGAGTTCAAGCGCAACTATGAACAGCAGCAGCTTGAGTCGCAAGGCAAGTATCAAGAGGCGCGACAGGCTCTGGAGCAGCAGTACCGTGAGGCGACGGCGGAAAAGGACCAGCGCATTGCGTCAC